ATAAATTAGAAGCTATAGATATTGCCATTAATCAGTATAAAAAAGTTTACGAACTTATAGATTTCACAGATATGTTAGAAAAATTTTTAGAAAAAGGCAGCATACAAAATAAATTAGATGTAATATTTATAGACGAGGCACAGGATCTATCAAAAATACAGTGGGATATGATAGAAAAAATAGAGAAAGATAATGGTTGTGATGTGTGGATAGCTGGAGATGATGATCAAGCAATATTTGGCTGGGCAGGGGCTGATGTAGATTCGTTTATAGACTGGGATGCAACAGAGATGCCATTAAAACAATCAGTAAGAGTTCCAAAAACTGTACAACAAAAAGCTTTATCTATAATATCTAGAGTTAAAGATAATAGATTAGAAAAAGACTACCTTCCAAGACAATTAAACGGACAAGTATTAGACGTGTATGATTTTAAAGAAATAAATATGGGTGAGGGAGATTGGTTAATACTTGCAAGAACAAATCCATTATTAAAACAAGTTCCTTTAATTTTAAAAAACAAAGGTTTCTTTTTTGAAACTAAAGATGGACAAAGTATTTCTAAAAAATTTTATGATGACATTTTAAACTGGGATAAATTTAGAAAAGGTGAGGAGATAGCAGAGGTGCAACTACAAAGACTCCTTGAAAAAATAAAAGGTAAACCAAATAAATCTTTAAAATGGTATGATGCTTTCACGAATGTATCACAAGAAAAAATTGATTATGTTTTTAAAATGATAATTAATGGAGAGGATCTATCTAAATCACCTAGAATAAAAATTTCCACAATTCACAGCGCAAAAGGTGGTGAAGCCACAAACGTAGTTTTATTTTTAAATCAAACGATAAACACTATGAGGGCTGCTAACAAATCTGTGTGGAAACAAGATGAAGAATATCGAGTTTGGTATGTTGGTGTAACAAGAGCAATACAAAATTTATATTTAGTAAAATGTAAAAATAAACAAAAGGAGTTCATAGTATGAGTAAAGTATGGAATAAGCAGCACGGAGGTTCACATTATCAAAAGTATAAGATACAGCCGAGCAAGTTTGTGGTTGAGAACGAGTTGTTATACCCGGAAGGATGTGCTATAAAATATATAATTAGACATCGTGATAAGGGAAAGAAACAAGATTTATTGAAAGCAATACACTTTATAGAAATGATAATTGAAAGAGATTACAAATGATATTTAAAGCTCAGACAGAGTGGGTCAAACCTACAGAATTTCCAGATCTTCGACACTGTGATGAGATAGTGATTGACTTAGAAACTTACGATCCAGACTTAAAAAAATTAGGGACAGGTTCTGTAATTGGCAGAGGTAAAGTAGTTGGGATAGCTGTTGCCACAGATGGCTACTCTGAATACTTTCCATTTGATCACGAAGGTGGTGGTAATCTTGATAAAGATTTAGTTATGAAATGGTTTAAAGATATTTGTGAATCAACAGCAGATAAAATTTTTCATAACGCAATGTACGATGTGTGTTGGATAAGATCTATGGGTTTTAAATTAAATGGTAGGATTTATGACACAATGATAGCTGCATCATTAGTAAATGAAAATAGATATAGATACGATCTTAATAGTTTAGGTTGGGATTATGTCGGCCAAGGTAAAAATGAAACTGAATTAAACAATGCAGCACAAGAATGGGGCCTAGATCCCAAAGCAGATATGTGGAAATTACCCGCATTATACGTGGGTAATTACGCAAAAAGGGATGCAGAGTTGACCTATTTTTTATGGAGAGTGATGCAAAAAGAATTAAGCGACCAGGATCTGGGATCTATCTTTAATCTAGAAACTGATTTGTTTCCGTGTCTAGTTGATATGAGATTTAAAGGGGTACGTGTCGATACCGAATCCGCTCATAAATTGAAACAACAATTAAGTACAGAAGAAAAACAATTATTATTAGAAGTAACAAAAGAGACAGGAGTAGAATGTCAAATATGGGCAGCAAGATCGATTGCCAAAGTTTTTGACAAACTAAACTTACCTTACGAAAGAACTGCAAAAACACAGGCACCATCCTTTACTAAAAACTTTTTGTCTAATCATACACATCCTCTTGTTAAAAACATAGCAAAAGCTAGAGAGATAAACAAGGCACACACAACTTTTATTGATACGATAATAAAATATGAACATAAAGGTAGGATACACGCAGATATTAATCAGATAAGATCTGACCAGGGTGGCACTGTCACTGGTAGATTTTCATATTCCAATCCTAACCTACAACAGATTCCTGCTCGTAATAAAGACCTAGGTCCACTGATTCGATCCCTATTTTTACCAGAATCAGGTTGCGAGTGGGGATGCTTTGACTACAGTCAACAAGAACCAAGACTTGTAGTTCACTATGCATCCCTAGATCAAGACACGAGTGTGTTTGGTGTTAAAGAAGCTTATGATGAGGGTGATGCAGACTTTCATACTATCGTAGCAAAAATGGCAAGCATACCAAGGACGGCTGCTAAGACGATCAATTTGGGTCTTTTTTATGGTATGGGTAAAGCAAAACTACAGGCAGAGTTGGGTGTTAGCAAAGATAAAGCAGAAGAATTATTTAATATCTATCATAGCAGGGTTCCATTTGTAAAATCACTTATGAACTCTGTTTCCAACAGAGCACAACGAAGAGGTCAAATCAGAACATTACTAGGTAGATTATGTCGGTTTCATTTGTGGGAACCAAATCAATTTGGTATACACAAAGCCCTACCATTTGATGAAGCAAGAGCAGAATATGGTCCAGGTATAAAGAGAGCATACACATACAAAGCTCTTAATAAATTAATACAAGGATCTGCAGCGGATATGACAAAAAAATCTATGTTGGATTTATACAAAGAAGGCATTGTAGCGCACATACAAATACACGATGAATTAGATATTTCTGTGGAATCACCAAAGCAAGCTAAAAAAATTGTTGAGATTATGGAAAATGCTGTTAAATTGGAAATCCCTAACAAAGTTGATTATGAGTCTGGTAAAAATTGGGGAACAATAAATGATTAACTATGGCATATCTAAACGCAAACATACCACCAGAATACGCACAAATCAGGAGAGAATATCTTTATGATCTTAAAAAACATCACGGCGAAGTTGAAGATTGTATTATCTTTGGGATTAGTTCGATCACTGGTAAATCGATTTTATTTCACGCGATTATGGAGAATGGCGCAATCTTTTACCGTCTGCCGATCACTGCGTTTATTCAAAGAGGTTTTAAAGCGAAAGACGTTCCTAAACGTAGACTTGATGAGTTACAGTTATGGAACTGTTTTAGTTATTATCCTTCTGTGCATTCTTGGGATATCCTAGAGGCACAAGCCGGTAAATACATAGGCAAAGACAAGAAATGGCATCACGGTAAATATTTATTTACTGTTGACTTTGCACATCCTGAAAGTAATATAATGGATACGGATCATTCAGAGATACCGCACGAGCACAAATGTGCTCACATCATAGCCCTCGATGATGGGAACTATGCAGCACAACCTAACAACAGATGTATATGGGACATACCTTCATTTACAGTGAAGAATAATGTGCCAGATTGGAAAGTCCAAACATCTGAATGGAATGTAGAAAACACAAGTAAATGGAAGACCGAAGATACGGATAACTTCTTTTACGAAATTGAGGAGAAGAAAAATGATTAAAAAAGTGTGGGAAAAAATTAAAAGCATTTGGGAAAAAATCGTTGGTAAATTCTGGGTAAACTAAGATGAAAAGACTATATGCCCTACTATGGGCGTGTCTTTTCACAGGCTTGGTGTACGCAGATACGACTCAAAATAATACAAGCGGATCGAATACTTCGATAACGGGTGGCTATACTAATGCCACAACGTACGAATCAGGGTCTAGCTCTGCTTCTACAACAACAAACAACTCAACATCAAACATAAGATCAGCACCTCCAACTGCATCTGCACCAAACGTAGGAGCAGGCGGTATGGATATTTGTGCTGTAGGTGTATCAGCTGGTGTGCAAACTTTTGGTTTAGGTGTATCGGGTGGTAAACATTTTAGAGATAAAAATTGTGAAAGAATAAAATTAGCAAGAGAATTATCAAATCAAGGTATGAAAGTAGCAGCTGTAAGTATGCTTTGTCAGGATGAAAGAGTCTTTCAAGCTATGCATCACGCAGGAAC